GAGATACTCTTTAAGTAGTAAATACAAAAGAGAAGTTCCCTCTCAATTTTCAGACAATTCTATCCGCACTCGCTCGCCTGTCGGCTCGCTCGATTGGCTCGCTTGTCAGCTCGGCTATTGATACATCTGTTCGAGTCAATACATTTGTTCTATACCAACTATAACAATAATTTGTTAACACTCTGTTCATAATTTATACTTTATTTGTTAACAATTACATGATACAATAAAAGAAAAACTCAAGGAGATATAAAGAAATGAAAAGACCTAAAGACGGCATTATAAATAGTAAGCTAACACCTTATGAAATGTTGGAATATGCAATGCTTTCGCAAGCGGCGGCTGATATCGAAACGACAACATGGTATAAAGCACCATCGGATGGCATGAAGTGCTCATATAAAGAAGGACTTGAAGCAGTTGACTATATTGTTTTAGTCCTTAGACAGAATGCTTATAGTGTGGATGCAATAGCAAAGATTTTTAGAGAAATTACACCACATAACTACAAATATGATTTGATTAAAGAAAGATTAGAAAAGAGAGGTATCGAGTTATGAAACAGACAGAGATTCAAGCAAAATATTTCACACGTTGGCATTATGATTCTATCGAGTCCACTTCAAGTAAGTCCGAGTATATCGCTCGTGTTGGCAAACTTGCTAACGTTGCAAACAAGCGCGCCAAAACATTAACAACTGCAATATCAAAAGGCAGAATCACAGAAGATAGAACAGCACTTTTCAGATACCAAGACGCAGTTGACTACTTTAACAAACACGTTTCTTATAACGCTTCTTATGTATCAACGGGCAAGGCAGTTTATAAAGATTTTTCAATTCGTGAATTAAGAGCACTCGAAAACAAGTTGTTACATTATCTCGAGGCAAAAGCTTCAACGGCAAGAGGCAGCATCGAAGTAGAAAACAAGCGTGTTGCAACATTCAAGGAACGTTACGGGGTTGATATATCTAACCTTAGCAAAAGCGTTCGTGATAAGCTTTTCAATACCTTGCATTATTTAGCAGATAAAAAATATGCAAAGCTTTCAAGTGATCAAATTGTTACACTGTTAACAGAGTCAATAAATACAAATAACAGAGAGGGCTTGCAAGAACTTTTTAAAACAGCGGAGGAATTATATCCGAACTTAAAAGATCAGGCAGAGTTTAGAGTTGCAATTATACAAAATAGTTCGCTATCATGGAAAGATAAAGCACGAGAATTTAAAGCGGCAAACAAACTATACAAGAGCAATAGAGCGAAGCCAAAACCAAAAGCTATAAAACAGGAGTTATAATTATGATAGTTCAATGTTTAAATAGATCAAATCAATATGATGATATAGAAGTGAAGTCAGTGACGGACTATGTGCCGTCACATGGCTTTTCTCTGCACAAGCCTTTAGGCAAAAAGAAAGACAGTCCGTATTATATTGATCAATTTGGGACTTTTGACATTGAAACAACTTCACGTACTCGAATTGAGAAAGATGATCAAGGCGAAGAAGTGACAAAGCCTATTGATGCTTTTATGTATGTCTGGTCGGCGTGCATTGACGGGGAAGAAGTTCAAGGCAGATATTGGAAAGATTTTCTTGTTTTACTTGATAAAATTCAAGCTTACTACAAAACTAATGAGTCACGTTATTTTGTGATTTACGTTCACAATCTTCCTTTTGAATTTTCTTTTATGATTGGCTATTTAAACGACTATAGCGAAGTGTTTGCCACTGGTAAACGAAAGCCGCTTGTATGGCGATTAAAGAAACGCGGCATTGAACTGAGGTGTAGTTATAAGCTCACAAATATGTCGCTTGACAACTTCACGAAAAAAATGGCGGGATGTGTGCATATAAAAGCAAAAGGTGATTTGGACTATTCGCTTATAAGGCATAATGAGAGCTTTATCAATCCTACAGAGTGGGGCTATATCATCAATGATACTTTAGGACTTTGGGAAGCAATCACCTACATGCTTACAAAAGATAAAGATACTATTGCAACTGTGCCGCTGACAAGTACCTCTTATGTGCGGCGTGATATGAAAAGAGCTATAAGAAAAGGCACTACCACACGACTGCTAAAGAAAAAGCTTGCTTTAAACGACAAAACATATAAACTTTTGAAAGAGGCTTTTCGGGGTGGTGATACTCACGCTAACATGATAAAATGTGCTAAAATCTATCATGACGTTTATAGCTTTGATGCTTCGAGCATGTATCCTGCTATGCTACTTTTGATGAAATTTCCAGTGACGGCATTTGAAAAAATGCCTGTTACATCCAAATGTTTGAAATACATAAAAAGTAAAGAGCTTGCATGGATTGCACAAATAAAACTTACAAACGTAAGACTTAAAGAAGATCAATACAATCCGTACTTATCAATAAGTAAATGCCGTAACTTGCAAGGGGTAGACCCTGACAATGGCAGAGTATGGAAAGCGGCAGAGCTTGAAACGACTGTAACAGATATTGACTTTTCTATAATTGAAGAATGTTACGATTTTGACAGCATTGAAATTATAGAAGATACACTATATACAGCCCGTTATGGGTACATACCAGATGACGTTCGTAGCGTAATAATGGAGTACTTCACAGCAAAGACAAAACTTAAAATTGCTGTAAAGCATACCGCCCCAAATAGCAAAGAAAGAGAAGACGCGGAGTATGATTTAACGAAAGCTAAAAATAAACTAAATGGAATTTATGGAATGTCAGCAACAGACCCTATCCACCCTATAATGTTATATTTGGAAAACGAATGGCAAGAATTTTCATATTCAATGTACGCAAATGACATTGCATACAAAGAAAAGGTTGACGCAAGCGGCTTTAAAATTCCAGATGAAAAATCAATAGCAGAGCAAAGCGAAAAAAGTGTATTGCCGTATGTGTGGGGGGTATACACAACTGCACACGCAAGAAAGCACTTGCGGAGAATTTTAGCATGTGCTGAGAGTAGCTATATATACTGTGATACCGATAGTTGTAAAGCAACTAACTTTAATTTTGACAAATTGACAGAATTAAATAATTGGATATATAAGTTGTGCGAAGAAACTAATACATTTGTGGAAATAGAGGGGAAAAAGTATTATATAGGTTATTTTGACTGTGAAAGTGATATAAAGTCTGAAAATAAATATGAACCTGAATACAAAGATTTTAAAACGCTCGGAGCAAAAAAGTATTGTTTCAACGCGTACAAAGAAACAAAAGATAAAACATATTTTGGTTGTACAATATCTGGAGTTAAAAAGGCAAGGGGGGCAGAAGTGATTAAAAACCTTGATAACTTTAGAGAGGGCTTCAAAATAAAGAATAGCGGCGGTTTCCAAATCTGGTATAATGATAGTGACACCATCACAAAAACAAAAGTTGTTGATTATCAAGGTAAAGAAGCAATAACTGAGTATACAGGTTATAGTTGTATGATAGCGCGAGATTATGAAATAGGCTTATCGGATGACCAAATTAAAAATTATACTATTATTGATGAAATAGCCGAATAAATAACGTTTTATTTGCAAAACTTTTGTAAATAAGTTATTATATACTTGTAAGGGGAAAGATACCCTAATAAAAGAAAAGAGGATAATGAAATGAGAATTGAAAGACAATCAAGAGAGTTTGACAAGAAAGAACTGTTTAAGATGGCAAATGATAATCATTTGTTAATGAAGAATCTGCCAGACGACACAATTGTAAACGTAACTGATTACGTGCGTTATCGTACCGATGACAATAAGGAAGTGGCACTTTTTTATCATACCAACATTGAGACAGGCGAAGTCGTAACAATTGCAACGTCAAGTCCAACTGTGATTAAGACGGCAGAAACTGCCTATGATTTTATGGAAAGCTACAATTTACAGTTCAAGCTGACACGTTCCCAGAGCAAAGCAGGTCGTACCTACATGAATTTTGAACTTGTATAAATAATGGTTGGGTGGTAGAGGGAAGAAATACAAGTTGTTCAAGGGTGAGTCTCACAAGCTCACCCCTTTTTAAATTTAGAGAGGTGCAAATATGGAACTTTATAAAGAAAACGGGTATTTAAATTATAAATATATTTGCGACGTTGGACAACGTTACATTGATATAATAGGCGGCAGAGGTATCGGAAAGTCTCACTTGATATGTGATATATGTAATGACGGACACTATCCTATTTTGTATGTAAGAAGAACAAACGTTGCACTTGAAAATAGTTTTTCAACCATAGGCGATTTTGTAAAACCAGACTGGTTTGGAAAAGATATCAGATTGAAATACAATGACAAAAAAGGATACGGCAAAGCATTTCTGACAGATGAGGACTTGCAAAACGATAAACCTTTTATAGTAGGTGTTTCGCTGTCTACTTTTCAAAACAAAACTGGTATAGATTTTACACGCTTTTATGATGTAATTTTTGATGAATTTATTCCACAAAAAGGGGATAGACCAATTAAAAATGAGTTTCAAGCCTACAAAAATATCATGGAAGTGCTTTTCAGAAACCGCCCCGACTCGGAAACGGAAAAAATACGAACGTGGTTTTTTGGAAATTCTAATGCTATTATGTCTAACATTTTAATAGGGTATCGCCTTATACCCGATTGTTACAAAGCAGTAAAAGAAAGAACTGAAATTACACAAGTAGACAGGTGCGAAACAACACTTATACTTCCGTTTAATTCGCCCATTTCAGAAAAAAAGAGACAAAACGCTTTCTATAGAAATCTTCCAAAAGGAAGGGCAAAAATGGAACTTGATAACGAATTTATGGATTTGGAAGATGACAGAATACGTCACCAAAACTTAAAAGAGTATACACACGACATGAAAACACCTTTGTTTTCTGTGTGGCTTCACAAGTCGGACTTTAAGTTTTACATAACCAAACCAATGAAAGCGCATTGCGAAGATGTTTTTGATACTTCACCATCGTCACTAGAGAGGTGGCAAACCAGTAGTAAAAAGTATTTAAAACCAATGTTTATAAGTGGTGACATAACATTTTCAGACTATGAAACACAGTGCGATTTTTTAGCATCTTTTGATTGCGTATCATGGTATGATATTTTGTAAGTTGTAATTGACAAACAATAACATAAATGATATATAATAAATAGGCGGTTGCACTATCCAAACACTAGTCAGTGTGTGCGAGTCGGGGACGACAGACAGACCGCCTATTACTGCTGTATAGCGTAGATGGTTAGCGCATGTGACTTTGAATCACAAGGTAACAGTTCGATTCTGTTTACAGCTGTCAACAAATAAAGAAAGAAGGTTAAAATATGAAAATTGATGAGATTTTGAAGCTTGTAAATGCAGGCTACAGTAAGGAAGAAATTGACAAGCTTGATATTACAGATCAGAAGTCAGATCAGAAGACAGATCAGAAGTCAGATCAGAAGACAGATCAGAAGACAGATCAGAAGAAAGATCAGAAGTCAGATCAGAAGTCAGAAAGTTTTGATTATGATAAGTTTGCAGCAGCACTTGTAAAAGCGCAACAGCTTGCAAATGGTAAGACTAATTTTGGCGGCTCAAACGAAAAGACCGATATTAGTAAATTTTTCTAAAGGGGGTAGACTATGGCTAGTTTAACTTATACGCAAATTTCTGCAATTCTCAATACCATGTACGAGGAATACACAGGTAGGAAAACTGGACAAAATTTAAGTTTTGGACAAATGCAGAATACTTTTAAAATGGGGCTTGATCGCGAGGATGACAACCTCTATCAGATTATTCCTACAGTTCTTGCAAAAACGATCTTCTCAATTCGACCATATTCCAGAAAGCTTTCTGGTATGGTTTGGGATAATGAACGATATGGAAACTATATTCGTAAATTTACGCCTATCGTTAACGATTCCAACATTGATAATGATGAATGGAATATAAATGCTGAGCTTGCTAAACCAGAAGCAAGTCAAGATTGGAAAGCTGGAACAAAGCCCGTAAAGTATGATGTTTTGCTTACAATTGCAAGCGGTGGTCAAACATTCGCAAGAAAGTACACAATTTGGAAAAATCAACTGAATGCTGCTTTTGATTCTGAAAACGGAGTTGCGTCATACTTTTCCATGTTAATGACTGAATTTTCAAACATTTATGAGATTGACCTTGAGAATATCGCACGTGCGCAACTTGCTAATTTGGCTATTATTTTGGCAGATGCTGGAAGTGACACCCCGACAACAGGAAACATATGCAAGAAAACACAAGTTTTCCATGCGTTAACAAAGTATAACGCGGAGACGGGTCTTGCCATGACAGCAAAGACAGTCATGAATCCGGCTGACTTCCGCCCTTTTATGATCTGGCTTAGCGCGGAAATGAAAACGTTGAAAGAAAACCTTGCAGTTCGAGGCACACGTTTTCACGGAGATTTTACGGGAAAACTTGTAAACCGGCACACGGATGCAGCTGACTTAAGATTTTATCTGGTATCAAAATTTGGAAATTACTTTGAGGCAAATGGCAGTGAGTTTTTCCATCCAGAGAAAGCGGAACTGGGCGATTATGAAAAAGTCACATTCTGGACGGATCCCGAAAATCCAATGACGATTAAAGGCAGTGCGGAAGGGGTAAAGACAGACGGTACTAGTAAGTTTACACTTGCCAACAAGACAGTTGAAAACGTACTGGGAATAATGATGGATATTGACACACTTGGAATTGTGCCTGTTGATCAATGGAGCGCGGTGGAACCATTAAACGCACGTTTTGGCTTTAGAAACGGTTGGAATCATTACACATTTAAGACACCTGTTGACTTTACGGAAAACGCAATTTTGATTTTACTTGATTAAACAAAGGGGCTTCAAGCCCCTTTTCTTGAAAGGAGTACACATGGCATTTGAAGTTAAATTTGGAAAATCAGACAAAAGAATAAATAGCACAAAAATTCCAACTCTGTCAGAAACTGTCACGTGTGTGCTTAAAAGTGGAACAAGTGTAGAAAAACCTACTTTTATTTTGCAGGCTGTATCGCCTTTTGATTGGAATGTTGCGTACTGTGAAACGTTTGGAAGATATTATTTTATCAATGATGTTACATATGTAGAATCTACTTATGAAATTTCATGCTCGTGTGATTATTTGGCGAGCTATAAAGATGAAATTCTAAACAATTCTATGTATGTAACACGTTCATCAAATGTTACAAATTTTAATCGGTATTTGATAGACACAATGTTCCCTACTACATCCCAACCAACAATTTCACAATCAACTGCAACGCTGCCTACTTCCACCACCGGAAGTATTATGTGTTGTATCATTGGCAACGGCGAAAATTCTTTTCTATCTTTACATCCTGCAACGTTTAAAGCTATAACCAAATATTTATATTCTACTGATTATTTAAACGGATTAAACACAATATTGGAAACTCCATCCGATGTACAGAAAGAAATTGTTCGACCGCAAGATTATCTGCAAAGTGCAACATGGATTCCTTTTACCGTGGAAAATGGCACACCTACGCAAATTGTACTTGGTTATGTTTCCACAAGTTACAGTGGCAGAGACGTTGGAACGGGTGAAGTGTTTACTCATAGTGTATCTTTAGCAGTACCACATCACAGCGAAAGTGATACTCACAAATATATGTTATATGAACCGTTTACGCAATATATTTTAACATTGCCTTTTATCGGAACTATGCGAGTATCCTCTAAAGAACTAGCTGATATCGATTCTCTAGCAATAAAATATTCAGTCGACATAAATGGTGCTATTTTTGTTACAGTCAAGGCAGGTTCGATATTACTTTTCACTGCTACCGGAAATTGCGGCGCGCCTGTTAGTTACTCATCGCGTTCTACAAATATTATTGGTACTGTGTCAAGTGCAATCAATGCCGCTTTTTCTTTTGCAACGCATAATATTTTAGGTGGTGTCTCTGCCATTGAGTCGGGAATTTCTAGCATCGCCCCAACCGTTGAAACAAGTGGCGGTAGTGGTGGAACAATGGTAGGAAGTAATGTTATTGCTTTACGTGCTATTTTTGCAAATCAACCCAACCGTGATTATGAGCATTTTGGTTATCCCGTTTGTAAAAAGATAAGCTTATCTAACTTATCTGGTTTTTTGCAGTGTGAAAGTGCAGATGTTAGTTGCTCTGCAACTGAGAACGGAAAAGCAGTTATCAATGATTTTTTGAATGGGGGTATGTTTATAGAATGAAACCTTTTGTATATAGTGGCTATTATGTTGGGGAAGGTGTATCAAGTCCTATTATTAACGAATATGAATCAAGGCAAAATCCAAACATGATTCACATTAACAATACTTGGGACTATGCAACATACTTCAGATACTTTTTGCAACGTGCTGAAAGTCTTATCATTTTTGAAGGTATGCCTAAAAACTGGGCGAAAAACTATATCTATCCGCTTTTGTTTTTAAAAGGAAACTTTTGTGTTATGAATACCGCCAAATTTGGAATCATTCCACAACACGGGTCGCCTTATGGTTTTGATGTGCAGTATCAGCCTACTAACTATGTAGTAGCTAACCCCGCTTTTGACGCAACTTTTAACGGAGATTTGGTTATAGGCGAAGATTGCGAGATTGTGAGATTAACACCTGATTGGTGCGGAATTGGCGATTTGATAAATTCATATTCGCAGCGTGTAGCCATGACGTTATCTAACCATGATGTTGCTAGCGCTCTCGCCAAGTTTGGCTTTATTTTTACAGCCAAAAACAAAAGCACAGCGGAAACTTTTAAAGTTGCTTTTGACAATATCATGTCGGGACAACTAGCAGTTGTAATCAATCAAGCTCTTTATGATAAGGAAACGGGTAAACCTCTATATGAATTCTTTAACAACGATATCGAAAAATGTTATAATGTAGTTAAGGCAGCGTTGGAAAGCGTTGAAAATCTCAAACATGCATTTGATATGGAGATTGGTATTTATACAGCACCTGACAAGAAAGAACGCATGATTACAGATGAAGTTGAGGAAAGTAAAAATGCGATTATGTCAAAGTGTGAGTTGTGGGTTGAGACTATTAACGAGTGTTTGGAAAAAGTAAACGCCCATTATAACCTTGACATTCGCGCACGTTTGCGGTATCCTAACAATAGAGGGGGTGAAAGTGATGAGAGCTATAATTCCAATAGCGACTCTGTATGACTATGATAATAGTATCTTTACGGATATCTATGTTAAAGGTGTTTCAAAAGATCAACTTATTGAACACTTTTTACTTTCATATGGTGATCTGACTCCCGTTTATCAAGACCCCAAATATTTAAGACGGCATGTTACAAGTGTAGCAAAGTCGTTACAATGGTCTATTGATCATTTGTGGGAAGTAACACAGCTTGAGTATAATCCTATAGAAAATTATGATAGGATGGAAAGTTGGACTGATAATGGAAATGGTACTTTTCAAAAAGGCAAAGTGGACACTGAAGAAACATACCAGAAAGGAACCGCAACAACAAGTTTTGGTAAAGTGTCAGACAGTACTCATAAGGTGGCCGCATTTAATTCGTCAACTCCTGAGGTAGCAAACACTGACAACACAACTGATAGCGGAAGTGATACACAAAGTTTTACACCTGACTCCTCAAGTGGAAGTGTCACAAATGGTTTGGATGAATCAACAACAAGCGGAACACATGAGGGAAGAATTCATGGAAACATTGGCGTTACTACTTCGCAACGAATGATGCACGCGGAAATTGATTTGACTAAAGCGTACAATTTTCTTGATGAAGTATGTAAGCTTTATGCAGATAGACTTTTAATAGGAGTGTGGTGATATGGAAATTATGAATGGAATTGCGCAAATTGCGCAGATGGTAGGTGTGCCGTGTGTATGCCTTGGCGCGGTAATGTGGTATGTGAATGCCCTTGATGTGAGACAGCGTGAGGAAAGAAAGACCTGGTATGAAAAGCATGACGCTGAGAGTACCAAATGGGTGGACGCACTAAACAATAACACAAAAGTTATTACAGAATTGTTAACAATTGTAAAAGAAAAGGAGAATTAAAACTATGATTTATGATATTCCAGACAAAAACGTTGCTTATATTGCTAAGGCTAGAGAGCTTTACAAAAACCGCGACAAGTACGCTTACCTTTACGGGGCGAAGGGGCAGTATTGCACTAGTGAGGTTTTTGAGTCACTATGGGCGGCTGAGCCAAATTATTTTAAAAAGTACAACGCACAGCAAAAAGCACAGATTAAAGCGTTCTGTATGGGAAAGATACTGATTGATTGCAGCGGTTTTATCAATCTTGTGACGGGTAAATACATGTATTCGACTGCCTATATAAACAATTGCACAAATATAACAACTCCTGACAAGACTAAAGATGGAGATTTACTGTATACAACTTTTGGTGGTAAAGGAAGACACATAGGGCTTGACATTGGACATGGTTTTTTCATGCATTGCGGAAAAGAACTTGAAACAATTTCTATCGGTGTGATTGATGGATTTGGTTGGGAAAAAGGAGGTCGACTATGACAAATCTTGTCAATGGCTGTAATATTACTTTAAAGTTGGAACCAAATGAATCAACTTCAAACAACTATGTTTATAAATTACCTATTGGCTATACTATCAATACTATTTATATTACATACCTTACTAATATTGAAGCCATAAACCGTGCGACTATACAAAGGAATACTAGATTAGTTTTTCCTGTCGTTAATTCTAAGTCACCATCTTATATTACATTATATATATCTGATCTGACTAAAGCTGCTGAAATAAGATTTACGATAGAAAAATTTGGTCAAATACCAGATGACAGCTATTTTGATAGCACTTTTAAGCCCATTTTGGTTAAAGGCGACGATGGCAAGCAGTACAATGTGATTCCTTCAGATCAATTTAAGTAGGGGGTAGACAATGGCATTTTCTAATTTTCCGTATACCGACTTTCATAATTTAAATCTTGATTGGATTCTTGAAACGACTAAAGATTTAAATACAAAGTGGGACGATTATTACAAGCAATGGAATAAGTGGCAACAGGACGTGCAAAACTATATTGATAATTTGGACTATATCAAGGCTATTGATAATTATATGGACAACTTAAAGGCAAGTGGTGAGTTGTCGGATATTATTGACACATGGCTGACAGATTACGGATTGATCACTATTGGTGACTCATACGGGGAAGGGTACACACCTGACGGCATGGTGAAGCCATGGTGTGATATTTTGCATGAGAAGTATTTTTCAGATGCAAGCTTTTATATTAACAAAAGTTTGGGTGGTAGTGGTTTTGGGGCGAATACTCCCTTCTCTAAGTTGCTAACGCAAGCTATTGCTACGCTGACTGATAAGCAAAAGAAACAAGTTAAATATGTTGTTGTTGCAGGTGGGTGGAATGATCAATTTGTTGCAGCTTCCCTTATCAATTCGGGAATTAAAGATACAATTGATTTAATGGCACAGTTACCAAACGCAACGCTTTACATTGGTTGGATTGCGACACCTATCATCGGTTTTACTACTGTGGCAAACCAAAAAGCATACGATGAAATTAAAACTTTATATGAAACTTACTGGGGAAAGTATAAGTTTTTGAGTGGTGCTGATAGTGCTTTACGTTGGACTGGTGTACTGGCATCTGATAATATTCACCCTAATGCTAGTGGGCAAGCTTCAATTGCAGATATGATTTATAAGGCAATGGATGGGTATGCTAGTTGGAACCGTACCGCTGATTTTGCGCTTGATGGTACTGATTGTACTCTTAATGATTATAAGATGCAGGTTGTGTTGACTAATACCAACGCACATTGTAGCTTTAGACATGTTGCGAGTTTCCTTGATCTGGCTTTCAAGCCAGCAAAGAATTTCACAAGTGCCGCTGTCAAAGTTATGAGTCATAATCTGACGTTTGTAAATGCGCAAAGTATTTGCAGTTGTAATGCGATTATTCATGATAAGTCCGGTTATCATCAATGCATGGCTGTTCTCACTATCAACCCTTATGATGCTACACAGTTAGATAGTGGTGCAATTTATCTCCGTTTGGTTGATATAAGTGGTAGTGGGTATGCTACTTTTACAAGTGTTGATGAGATTCAGTTGTATGGTGTAGAATTTAATATTGCACTGAATTAAAAAGAGGGGTTGAACCCCTCTTTTATTAACGTTTAGGCAATCATTTTAACACCCCCTTTACAAGAAAATCAAGTGATTCTTTTACTGTTATAAGATTTGTTATCTCCGCTGATGCTTCCGCGTTACAAGCTAAGTCAGCTATTGTCATGTACATCTTTTTAATATCTTTATGCTTTTTTGGTACAATTCGCTCTATCTTTAATGTTTCACGAATTAAATTTACTTTTCTAACCTCTGTTAAATTATCCATGTTATCAGCCCTCACTTTCATATTTAAGCAAATCTTCACAAATAATATCAAGCTCATATTCGCTCAATCTAAAGATTACTCTCAATAGATCTCTGTCATTTGAACGCCAATCGCCGTTATATAATTCAATCGCTAATCTTCTTAATTCAATCAATTTTCGCATTTCAGTTCTCCTTTACCCAATACTCGATTGTCATGTAGTTCTTAGACCGCTTGCCGTGATAAAAGCAAGACGTTGTTCTTACAACACCTTTCCCATATCTTCCATCATAATGGTGCAAGGTTGAAACATTGTCATTCATATATCCTCGAACTTCTGCACATGTAACGTACTTATAGTTGTCAAGGCAGTAATGAAATGCATCATTCTCATTAGTTTTCATAAATGGTGCAGATTCAATTGTAGGTCTGTTTTCGATTCCAAATAAATTCATAATTCCTTCTTTCTTCCCGTGTAGCCGATAGAACAGCTATGATATTATCTTAATGTTACTTTATATCTACGTGATTCTTTATAACTGAACGTTTCTTCTGATTTTGAATCAAACCACCCTTTTTCAACCCCTACCACTTGAATATGCTTTGCAGCATAATCATAAGTTGTAAAAGAAATTACATTATTAAAATATAATTGCTGAATATTTCTAAACACATTGCTTGTGGTTTCAAAATACACGTCTTTGCGAATTATTTCAAAAGCATACTTTCTAAAATCTTTTATCAAATTGTATAAATACATACAATTGCGTCTTTTTTCATCCAACATGTCAATGTCAATGTTGGCAAGTGTTGCAAGGCTGACGTGATGCCATTCAGGATTGACGATTGCGTCATATCGTTTCCATGTTTGCTTACACCATTGTTTACCGCCACAACGATTTCCTTCTCTATCAGCAGGACACATCATGCATTGCATAACTTCAAATACCGAGTGCTTAGTTTTTGTTACTTTAGCAGTCTGATAAGCGTTATTATCATCTGCTATAATAGTATCTTTTATAGATTCTTCGCTTGTTTGCTGTTCTGGTAATGGTGCAACTTTCACGCTATCGGTATCAATATAGATACGCCCTTTTGGTGGTTTCTGTTTGCATCCATCGAAAACATCATTGCCACGTGCGCATTCGGCATTTTCTATGCAATCTTCTTCGCAAAAATCTGGACACTCTGTGCATTCTTTTGCAATGCCCGCGTTAATAAAATCTTCGTTTGTATAGTCATCGTAGTGCTTTTCTTCGCTCTGTGTAGTGTCGGCTGTTACCGTGGTAGATTCACTATAGTCTGACATAAGTCTTTCATATAACTCTTTCATCGTTTTAAAATCGTCAAAATCATAACAACTTGTAATGTGTGCTATTCCTCTATGGTCATGTAAAAACAGAGTGCCGCTAACACCTCTATACACGTTCAAGTATACGTGATTTGATAATTCAACCTTGTATCGTCCGTCAAGTTGCTTTACAGATTTTACCTCTGTATTCATAATCTTTGCTACTTCTGCGAAAAACTTGTTATAACTATTAACTCTCATAATTCCTTCTTTCTGCTAGTCTTTCCTAACTGTCTTTACTTTTCTTTCCTCTACGGTTATATATTACTATAGCACTGTTAACACATTATGTCATAATTGTAAATAAATTGTTAACGATATATGTTTTAATTTATAAACGCTCTTATAGTTCATACGTTCGATTTATATTATTGTCTGACAACTTGTGGGGAACTTGCACATTGTATATTATATTTAAAAGGTATCTC